TTTTCATACTATATTCTTTCTATTATTTTATTATACACTTTTTTATAACTAGGATGACATTCAAAAGTTGGTTTATTGGCTAAACATTTAACTTGAGGAGGTACACCCATTATATCTCCCCATTCTTTAATATTATATTTCATATTACTAGAACAAAATTCTTCACATGAACCCATAACATAATCGTATTTGTACATTTGAGAACTTTTTCTCCATGGTGCTCTTAATTTAGGATGAATTGAACTTCCTAGTTGTAATATACGAACATCTGTTGTCCCAGCTAAATGTAAGATACCAGAATCCATAGTAACTACCATAGAGGCTTCATTATTCATCATCCACCTCAATTTATGTAAAGTTATATTTGGGGAGTTTAAGAGGTTTTTACCTAACTTAATATTAACATCCATTACTGGTTTTTGAGTGTTGTAAAATCCTACTTCACTTGAATCTTTTCCTATTGCTACTACAGGGATTCCTTTATTGTTTAAAGAATCAATTAAATCTTGCCATTGTTTTTGATCCCAAGTTCTAGTAGCCCAAGTATGTGTTGGGTGTATCATTACATATTTCCCTAAACCTAAAGGATTAGGGTTTTCAATATATAAATCAGTTTCCATTTCATCTGGGGTAAGTGAAAAACCTAAAGAGGTTGCATGGTATTGTCTAATATCATGGTTGGAATGTCTAAATTCTGTTTTTTGTCCATTTTTTAAATCATATGTTTTTCCAACTAAGGGGCTAAATGTAGTATATACTTTATATCCCTCAGTAGATGCTTCTAAAGGCAGTGCTTTTATAACTAAAGGATGGTTTTCAAATAAAAAGGGTTGTGAAGTAAAAATAGTTAAAGGTGATTGATAAGCTTCACATAACTTTCTAAGTGTAGGAATGGCCGCTAAAGTATCACCTAGTGCTGGAGTATCTATTTTTAAAGCTATTTTCATTATAGTGTATTATAATAAGCATTTTGTTTTTCCTGTTTTTTAATATCTTTTGCATGATAGAGTGCTAATTCTTCTTGGGCAGGTAATGTTGCATATGATTTATGACCATCCAGTACTTCATGGACCTTATTTTTCCATTTAATTTCAGGTTTATTTTTCCAAATCCTCCATTGATAGTCAGGCCAATTAACCCATCCTTTTTCATTTAAATTCCACCCCCATTTATTAATATGTTCTTGGGTTAATCCCTCTACGGTATTAATTCTAGGGACTAAGTAAACTTCATTATTGGGGTTTGATTCTAAAATTAAAGGTAAATTCTCTATTAATGACTTATTTGGAATTTCATCTGCATCTATTTGGAAAATATAATCTCCATCACAATATTCAGTTAATTTATTTTTCCAATCAGCAAAATGACCATTAAAATCAAATCCCCTCCATGTTTGCACATTAGGTAGTTTATTAAATTTTAAAAGATAACTTAACAATTCTGTATCCCCATTCTTTTGGTCAAATAATATAACTATTTCATCTTTACTTCTTTTATTTTCTAAAAGAAATGGAATAAGTTTCTGTATTTCAAGAAACTCATTACACACAGTAACTGCATAACTTATTTTCATATCTATTCTGGTATTACTCCAATATACGAAAGGGCTTCTATAAAGTCACGTTCTTTAAAATAAGCAATAGTAGACATATCAGCCTTATATTTTTCTCCTTTATATTTATCTTGATCTTCTTCTGGTATAAGAATTGCTTTTACAGCAGACCAACTCCATTCTTCTCTATTTTGTCCTGAAGCGAATATCATACCTTTATCTTTTATATTAATAGTAGTAGGCATCCATATTTTTTCTTCTTCATCCTCATCCATTAATACCTTATAAATTTCAGGGAGGGTTTCTATTTGTTCTTTGTAAAAATCTGAATCCTTAACCATTATAGAATTGTGTTGGAACCCGCAACCATAACATAATTCAAGACTAATATCTTTACTTACTTCTTGTTTATAACAAGCATCAGAACCACATCTAGTACATTCTTTTAATTCATCAAAATTCATATTATATTTTATTTAACTTAGGTAACTTTAATTTGGGTAATTTTAGCTCTACGTGGCTTGCAAATTCAGGTATCTGTGTGCTTAATTTATTATTAACTAGATCTCTCATTTTTTCCCAACTAAAGTTATCTTTAACGTGTTGTTTTTGTTTTCTAGATCGGGTTAAATATTTTTTATAATGTTTATAAACCTCTTTAAGGGAAGAAATAGCATTTTGTGGATTAACTTGAAACCATTTAGCATCCTCAATTAACCAATTATTAGCCGCACTTTGATGTACATTTTCTAGAGTACCTGCTAATAAAACTGAATTAGTAGTATTTAAAAAATCAGTATGACCACTCCATCCAGATGCTATAATAGGTTTGCCTGTTAATCCAAATTCTAATAAGGGTCTACCATATCCTTCTCCTTTAGTAAAGCTAACCATAGCTTTTACCTTGGGGTGGTTGTATAACTCATTCATTTCTGAGTCGTCAAATTCTCCATTTAAAAGATAAATATTAGGTAATTTAATATCACCATAACTATCTCTTATTAATTTAATTTTATCTAAAATCGCTTCTCTACTTATGTAAGAGGCAACTCCCATTGAAGATTTTAAAATTAATGCTGGTTTTTTACCTATTCCACCTTTAAATGCATCAAAGAAAGATTTTACTAAAACACCAACATTTTTTCTATCGTGACCAAAAGCACCACTCATCCAATGCCCTACAAATAAATAACAAAAATCTTCATTTATATCTTTAAAATCAATCGTTTTTATTTCTGTGGGTTTAATTGTTTTATAAGTACTAAGATCAGCACCCTCAAAAATAACTTCAACAGGTTTTTCTAATTTTATTTTTTGAATAACTTGTTTTGTTCTAGGATCTGTTTTATCATAGGACATTTCTTCAAATGTCTTTTTAGCAAAATTTGAAGAAACCCAATTAGTATTCATTCTATTTAACCCTTCAATCCATTCAGCTTTACAAGCCGTAGCCTCGATACCAGCAGTACAACCAATATTAAACTTACCAACAGGTGTAAATTCATTAGGAATAGTTATTTGCATCCAAACTTCAGGTTGAGTTTTTTGCCAATCTTGAGTAACTACATGACTATTTAAAAAAGTCCATTCAGGGTGGTCATTACAAAAGCCCCATGAAGTTTCACCCCATCTTTGGGATAATAATTCTACTTTATATTTATCAGATTCTATTATAGCTTTAACTATATCTCTACTACGTGCTCCATAACCTGAATAGGTATCAAATGGGCAGCTTATTACAAAACGTGGTTTACTCATTAATATATTATTTTATGGTTTAAAAATTTACCTTTATATTCATTAGTGTTAATTACTTCATATTTTTCTCTAGGTTTCCAAGTATCAAATAAAGTGTCTAAAGCCTCTATAACTCTTTTTGCTTGATGTTTAGAAGTAAATCCTGCTTCATCTCCTAAAGCCCATTCTCTACCTTTTAAACCTCTTCTTTTTAATTCCTTTCTTCCTAGTTTATAACATTCTTGCATTCTTACAGTTGCATCTTCCCAAGCACATCTATCATCATATATGTAGGGTGTTGGAGGAGACCCTTGAATAGATCTAGAAGTAGGGTAGACTGGAAATGCCCATTCACCATGTTTCTTATATGTACCTCTATGGTTAGAAGGAACCTCGGCGCTAGGCTCAAACCATTTATCTTCATTATCTACAAATCTCATTTGATCTTGCATTCCACCTGTAACATTAGCTATAATAGGTGTACCTGATAATATAGCTTCTGTATTAGCTAACCCCCACCCTTCATTAGATGTTAATAGAGTATGAACATCTGCTATATTATATAACCAATTTAATTGTTGTTCAGATAATCTTTGATCTATAAAAATTACGTTATCTTTATAACTTTCATCAAATAAATATTCTTTAACCTTAGGTAAATCAGTTCCCGCATCAGTTACTCTTTCTGTTTTGAGAACCATAAAACAATCCTTTGCTTCATTTTCAGGTAAAGAATCTAAAAATGCTCTAAAGGCCATTAAGGTATCAGGTATTTGTTTTCTTCTAATGTTTCTAGAATTGAAAAACAATACAAATCTTGGTTTCTTTTTATTAAATATTTGTGACTTAAAATTTATGTAATCTAAATCATTTTCATCAATTGGAAAATAGGAGTTACGATTCTTACCATGAGGTACATATCTAAATACCTTATTACCTTCACTTCCCTTTAATACTAATTTATTAATATTTACAGTTTGTTTTGATATACCCATTAGTAAATCACAAGCTTCATAATATGGTTTGTTATACATTGGGGCAGGATAATCATCCCAAATGTTTAGATAAGTAATAGGAATCTGTTTTCTAATTTCTTGCTCCATATTAAATATAAAAGTAAAATACCTTGGATCCGTAATTAAAAATAGAGCATCAGGTTTTTCAAGTTTTATAAGTTCTCTTATAATTCTACTATCACCATACCCATCTACAGGGTACATTACTACTGAGGAGTCTTTTAAACCATTAACTTCATTTGTAGCTGTAGAAAGGTCTAGTCTTTTTCCTTTTTCAGGATGGTTAATTGATCCCGCAATTTGCACCCAATTAAAATGATGCGCAGTATGAGTTACTATTTCTTTAGCAACAGTTGCTACACCTGAGTGTACTCTAATATCATCACATATTAAAAGTATTTTTTTCCTTTTATCCTTGGGAATATGTTTAAAATCTGTGTTCATAAGGTTACAATTCGATATTTGTTTGATTAGTTATTTGTTTACGAAAATTTTCATCTGTAAGGTATAAAAACAAAGCACGATCGGCTAGTTTTTGAAATGAAAACTTACGTTTTACACATTCAATCTTAAATTCCTCAAATAAGTGGGTTTGAACCTTAACACTAGTTAAAGTTTGGGTTTTTGTATTACTCATAGTCTTTATTTATTAAAACATTATTTTATTATATATACGTATGTGTGAATCTATGAAAAATGTTCACCTGCTCCACATAATTCTTTATCTTTACTATAAGGACAGAAATTACAATTCCATTTAGATGGAGATTTGTGATAATCTGCTTCTTTTATCTTTCCACTTGAATTAAAACATTCATTAATGAAATCATTAATAGCATTTTTTGCTCTTGATAGTTTAATTTTACCACTTGGTGGTGTAAATTGTTGTACTCTATAGGCTTGATATGGTGACATAAGTTTTTCATCATCAGGATCTAATACCTTCCTTTTAAGGATAAAAAACTCAATTTCAATTTTATCTAATGGTATACCATACTGTTCTGAAAAATATTGTTTATAAAGTAATAATTGGAATTGTTTATTTTCATCTTTTTTAGCATAATCATTCCACCCACTAGTACTGGTTTTTATGTCGATTATCTTAAATGTCTCTGTTGCTTCATGGTATGTGACAACATCAAGATACCCCATGTATAATACGTTATTTAACATTTTATTTGGTGCAATTACAATTGGTATTTCACAACCTACTAAATATGTACCTTTTTTGTTAAAATACCTACTACGTTTTTTCTTAAACCATTCTAAAATAGCAACACCATCTTCAAAAAATTCCCTCATTTCTAATGCATCCGAGAAGTGTTCTGAATTATTTGATTTGTATTGTTTTTGATACTCATCTATATATTTTTCTTGGAAATATTCCTCCATGTTGATATCTCTATCTGCAAAGGCAAAAGATTTTTCATATGCTACATCTAAATAATGTTGCATCGCTTCATGTACGGCTGTTCCAAATACAGTATGGATAGAAGATGTAAACCTTTTAATTTTATCTTTATACTGTAATTTCCATCTATAGGGACATCCTCTAAAAATAGACATTTGAGAATACGATATATTCTTTTGATAAGCATAATTCACGGGTGAAGGTGGATTATTTCTTATTTCTTTTACAATATTTGGAAGTTTTTTTGCCAAAATCTATCTGTTATCTATATAAATGAATACCTCAGTGTAATATTCTATAAAATGGTCATTCCACAAATCCCATTTAATGTCTATCCCATCAATAGAATTAACCATATGATTAGGAAATAACCTTAAATAGGTATCTCTAAAAGCTCTAAATTTTGCTTTTAATTCTGGGGTTGATAAATGCCATTCTCCTGAGATTTTTTTAATATTATCTTTTATCCACCAAATATTTTCATTATTAAAAATGCTATATTCCCCTCCTTCACAATCCGTTTTAAAAAAATCAATTTTTTTTATATCATATTGTTTTAATAAAGATGTAAATTTTAAAGTTTTTACTAAAGTTTTAGAATCTGCTGAGTTTTTTTCAGTAGATTCAAAGATATAAAGTAATTCCTTTTCCCCATCCTGATCAGAAATAGCATAAGGTACTAATGTAAAATTACTACCTTTCATATTGGTAGTTAAAGTGGGGATTTCAGTTTGTGAAGGTTCAACACCAATTATTCTTTTTGGTTTTTTTCCTTTAATTGAATAGCTAAAAGGACCTACACTAGCACCACAATCAAGAACTATATCTCCTTTTTCAACTTCAAAATATTTTTCATACCCACAATCTTCCATTTCTTGGATAATTGTAGCTTTATGATTTTTACCTTCAATAGTATCATGAGACATCCACCCCCAATTAAATCCTTTTAATATATCCATTTATTTTTTCCATTTATTACGACCTACTAAAAGACCGATTATTCCATAATTGGCAATATCTATAAATGTATCCTGCATACCTTCACCTTCAACAAATGATCTACCATTAATCAATAAGTTTTTTAAACGTGATATTTTATCAGTTAATCTAATACATAACCCAGTTAGTGAAAATTGTTTGTCATCGCTATTATTAACGATATCTCCACCTAAAGCAATGTTATTTAAACCATAATCCATATGTTTACGAGCAAACATTTCATACATTTCTTTTTGTACTTTTTTAAATTCCTTAGATAATTCAGGGTATTCTTTTTCGAATACTTGTACACCTAACTTTGCTGGTACTCCTCTTTTAGCATTCATAATTTCTCTATCGCTCATAACTTTTTCTATTTCTTTTGCGTTATTACCAAAATGTCCAAGTGAACCAATATGCTCAGATGAAATACTTTCAAAAAATTTTTTAATTGAATCACCCATTGATTTGACCTTTAGAATCAAAATATTTATCTAATGCCGATAATCTATCATCGGCGTCAACTAACATAATAAGTGCTTCTTCAGCATTCTTATAAAAGTCTCCTGTTGAATGGTCTCCAATACCAACTGCTTTATTACCTAATAATTCAAGGGATAATAATGCTTTTGCTCTGTCTGTTTGTGCAGATAAACGTAACATATTTACTAATTTGCTCATTTTAATAATGGTTTTATTTCTTTTTTATTTAATCCTCTATTCGATAATATACGACTGATTTGTTGCTTATCCAACATAGATATATATTCTTTTGATTCTTTACTTGAACATTGAAAGTTATCTTTAATATGGTTGACTAAATCAATGTTAGGTTGTTTTACCTTAGATTTAATGTATTTACTCCACTTATTATTTTTAGGAATAAATTCTTTATATATAGAATAAATCATCCTTTTTTCTTGGGGAGGGAAATCTTGAACATAATTAACAATTTCTAAGTAATCAGGGTTCATAGATAAAAACCTATGTACCATATAACTATTCCAAACTTCCCAGTCTTTGTCTGTAAAAGACTCAACTGGGGGTTTAGTAGTGTTAATTGCTTTTAACCAATCAAAGATATTTTTCATTAAAGAATATGATCTTTATATTCTTCTCTTAATTCTTTTGGTATAGATGATTCTAGAATTTTTTTACTGGTATTATCATAAAATACTGGAATTGGTAAAAGTGCATCTTCATCTGTACCCATTACAAATTTAGAAACTGTACGTAATAGTACTCCTTGTGTAAATAAAACACCTCCGTCAAAATTTTCGATAGATGTTGTGTTTTTTAAATCAATTGAGGGTTGTTGTGCTTGTTGTTGCATAATTTTAATTATTTATTATTTATTAAGTTTTGGATTAATGACATTATATTTATTTCCTTGTCAATACGGAAGTTTGCTTTATATTGGTGTTCGTTTATTAAAATAGATGCTGTACCCTCTTTGCCTGGTAGGTATTCAGATACTCTTTCATATAGTGTTCTAAATAATTCATCAAAATCATCTACATTAGCATCTGCTATAATTTGACGAATATCATTAAATTTAGATTTCTTTGATAATGCTGTAATTACTTTATCTATGTAATTTGATGATACTAATATTGACTGATCTAATTTAAGCACAGTCATGTAATTAGTAGGATGAAGTTTATCCTCCTCTTGAGAAGTACATAATTGTATAGTGTTGATACATTTACGTAAATCAGGGTAATACTGGTTAACTAAAGGTACTAAATCATTTATGTCATGTGTAATAGATTCTTGTTGTAGAATCCAATTTAAATGTTTAGCAACATCTTTTTTAGTTGGAGGAACAATTTTAAGTACTTGACATCTTGATTGTAAAGGATCTATAATACGTTCTACATAATTACAAGTCATAATAAATCTTGTAGTACGTGAAAACGTTTCAATTATATTACGAAGTGAAGCCTGTGCCTGGATTGTTAAAAAATCAGCTTCATCTAAAATAACTACTTTAAGTGGCTTAAAAGAAGCGACACTTGCAAACCCCTGTACTTTATCTCTGATTGTTTCAATACCACGTTCATCTGAAGCATTAATATATAAGTGATCACAATCAAGATTCTTTACAATAAGTTTTGCTAGAGTTGTTTTTCCTGTACCTGCTGGTCCATAAAATATTAGGTTTAATATATCATTTTGTTCTAGATATTTAGAAATGGACTTTTTAATAGTCTCATTACCTACATAATTTTCTAAAACATTAGGTCTATATTTTTCTACTAATAAACTATTGTCCGTATTCGCCATATAATGAATATTTCTTTTCTGGTTCTATTATTACTTCTTCTTCAGTAGTTGATATCGCATATAATTCACTTTTTAAAGGAGCAAGTCTATACTCGCCTTTAAATCCTGTTTTTACCATGTAAGCTTCTAAACAATCAGTTAATGTTTTATGTAATGGACCATCTGGTTCATTAGCTACTAACCTCCATTTATCACCTGGTGGTACTCTACGAGCAATTAAAATCTTATGTTCTTTTATTATTTTTTCCATAATGTAAATATACGAAAAATAAATAGGGGAGACAAGCTCCCCTAATTAAATTACTTAGATTCTGCTACAGATGCTTTTTTATAATCTGTAATTACTCTCTTAATGGCTTGTGCTGCTTTTCTAGCTCGTCCTTGGCTAGCTTTAGTAGTTCCATTGTTTTCTGCTGCTAAGATATTGAAGTTCTCTTCAATAGTCTCAAAAATTTCATTTTTTGTCATTCTTTTTTTTTATTTATTAATTATTAATTTACATCATACCCATCATTGGGTCCATTTGTTGTTGTTTACTATCATCACTTGGTTCATTTACTACAGTACATTCTGTTAATAATACTGTACCTGCTACTGAAGCTGCATTTTGCAATGCTGTTCTAGCTACTTTAGTAGGATCAATAATCCCTGCTTCTTTCATATCAACTATTTCTTCAGTTTTGATATTATAACCATCCCAAGTTTTATTTGAAGTTACAAGTTGTGCTGATAATATTTCTGCTTGTGTATTATCATAACCGGCATTAACTAAAATTTGATTAAATGGGGTTCTACATGCTTTTTTTACAATACTTGCTCCAGTAGAATCTGATTTTAGATCTTTAGAAGCGTATAATAAAGCCATTCCACCACCTGGTATAATACCCTCTTCAATAGCAGCTTTTGTTGCGTGTAATGCATCATCAACTCTATCTTTCTTTTCTCTCATTTCAGTTTCTGTATTTCCACCTACGTGGATAATAGCAACACCACCTGTAAATTTAGCTAAACGTTCTTGTAGTTTTTCAGTTTCAAAAGGAGTGGTTGCCTGTCCTACTTGTTGTTGTAATTCTTCAACACGTGCTTCAATATCCTTTACTTCACCTTTCCCATCTACAATAGTTGTTTGTTCTTTTTCTACAGTTACTGTTCGTGCTTCACCAAACCAATCCCAACTAAATTTATCAAGATTCATTCCTTTTTGTTTATCAAAAACAATTCCTCCAGTTGTAACGGCAATATCTTCTAGAGCTAACTTTCTTCTATCTCCAAAATCAGGGGCTTTAACAGCACAGACCTTCATCGTACCTCTCATTTTATTAACAATTAATGTAGCTAAAGCTTCATTGTCAATGTCTTCAGCAATAATAAGTAAGGATCTACCTTGGTTTGAAACTGCTTCTAAAACAGGTAATAATTCTTTAACCTGTGTTAACTTTTGATCCGCAATAAGAATAAGTGGGTTATCTAAAGTAGCAGTCATTGTGTTATTGTTTGTAACAAAATAAGGGGATTTAAAACCTCTTTCAAATTGTAAACCTTCAACTGTTTCTAAATATGTTTCACCTGTACGAGATTCTTCAATATGTACAACCCCTTCCATTCCTACTTTATCAATAGCAGTAGCAATTAATTTTCCAGTTTCAGCATCATTATTTGCTGAAATAGTGGCTACTTGTTCTAATTGTTCTTCAGATGATATTTCTTCTGATACTGTACTTCTAAGGTTTTTTACTACTTCTAAAACGGCAGCATCAATATCTCTTTTAATTTGAACAGCATTCTCATCATTGTTTAAAGCATTTAATCCTGCTTTTACCATTTCACGAGCTAATAAAGTAGATGTAGTTGTTCCGTCACCTGCTTTTTCTGCAGTTTTAATTGCTGCTTGTTTTACTAATTGTACCCCTAACTCTTGTTCTGGGTCTGATAATGAAATTGATTTTGCAACAGTAACTCCATCTTTTGTAGATTGTGGGGATCCTTGATCATTTGCAATTACTACATTTCTACCATTAGGTCCTAAGGTAGATACTACGGCATTTGCTAAGATATCAATCCCTTTTACTAAATTTTCTCGGGCTGTTCCACCCAGTGTAACTTGTTTACTCATTTTCTTTTTGTTCTTTTTTGTTAATTTTAGCTAAAATCTGATTTTCAGGTCCAACATAATAATCTTCTCCATCATAAGGTAATTTAGTAAAACCCATAGTAGGTAATACTACTTTATCCCCAACTTTTAGAGTAGTAGGTAAAAAACTTCCCATTTGTGTAGGTTGACCAGGGCCAATAGCTACTACCTCCCCCATTTCATTCTTTTCATTACCCAAATCTGGGACAATGATGTTACCAACAGTCGTTTCTCCGATTTCAATTGGTTTTACAATAACTGCGTTAAATAGCGCTTCTAATTCCATCTGTGTACTTTTTAATTTGATTACTAATTGATTTATAATTGTTAATATACTCTTTTAAACTATCGAAATTATCAGTACTTGCCTGTAATTCACAAATTTTATTTAATGCCTGATCCATATGTGTAAAATAGTACAAGGATTTTTCATAAGTTTTTGCATTTCCCTTTGATCTAAAATGACCAGCATCTGATGTGACATTTTGTTTTACAGTAAAACTATATTCATCCTTAGTAATAAAGAATGGTTCTAGTAGAGGGTCATTAATTACTTGTATTGATTTCCTACGTTTTTGTTCAGACATAACTTATTTGTTTTGTTTAGTAATTCGATTCATTCGAATACGTGAATATACGAATAATATTGCGCTAGGACACGCATTTTTGGTAAAACTTTTATTTTATTTTAATTGTTTTTGCTTTTTTAGATTCCGCAATTGGGATAAATAGATGGAGCAAACCATCTTTCATTTCTGCCTCTAATTTTTCAAGTTCGAATTTAGCTGCTACTTTATAACCTAAGTTAAAAGATCGTTTGGCTAATCCTTTATAGATATATCCAGTGTAATCTTCTTCTTCTTCGGTTGGTTTATCATAGATAATTTTTAAAAGATCTCCATCAATTTCTAGTTGGATATCTTTTTTAGTTAGACCAGTACAGGCAACTTCAAAGTGAAGTCCTTCATCGTCATAAAAAATATCTAGTGGGTGTGGTTGTTTGTTTTCAAACGTTGTTGGTTGAAAAACGCCGTCTGCCTTAAATAGGTTACGGAATAGTAAATCGAACGGTGTACGTTCATTGAATAATGTACTCATATCATTTAGTTTTGTGAGGCCGAAGCTCTCGGTTTATTTTATTTGAATATAACTGCGCGCCCTAGCTGTGCAATATTAAATTCGATTATACGTATGTGGTCTATTCGTTTCTCGCGATAAAATATTCACTTTCTGTTTCTGATGTTGTAAAATTAGCTTTTAACATGCCTACTTCTGATATTTTTAATGTCCCACTTTCCATATCTTTATTAGCACTTAATATATCTTTAAATATATCTGAGTCAAATGGTATTTGGATATCTCCTTTAGTAATATTACCTCTAAGTTGGTAAGTAATTTTGTTTGAGAAACCTGTATTATCACCAAATACTATTTCACAAATGTTAGTCCCATCCATATCAGTAGTAGTTGTAATAAGCATATTATTGACATCTGCTAAAGCACTTTTTGCTTTAATTAAGTGGGTAATATCATCACTAGTTAAATCAATTTGTATTTCAAATTCTTCAGGGTCTTCATAATAAGTATTTTTGCCTAAAATTAAGATGTCTGCTAATGAATATGTTAAATCAAAATTTAAATCAGCAACATGCATTTTGGTATAAACTGCTTTGATTTTTTCAAGGGATATATTTAATTCACCACTAGTAATAGAAATTAATTTACTTAGCTTATGGGTATCAAATACCCCTAATTCAGCATCTTCTAAATTAATGTTATTGTGTTGTACTTTACATACACGACCATTACTACCTGCGTAAACAGTAAGTTGATTATCTTTAATACGCCATTTTACTTGGTTATTTAGTCCGTTTAAATAATATTTGGAAATGACTGATGTTAATGTGTGTTTTGAAACCATTTATTTTTATTTATTATAATATACGAAATTTATTTTATATCTCAAAGGATGCTAATGCATTTGTGTAAGGGTTTAAATCTAAAGACCATTGTAAATCACTAAAAAATCCTTCTAATTTATTTAATAATATTGAATCAAATACTTTCTGTCTATCAGCATACCTTTCTAGAAAATCAACTACCTTTTCAGGTATATCATGGTCTTGAAAGGCCAAGGCTTCAATTTTATATGGGTTATCTTTTAGGTATATAAATTTAACTTTATCTGCCTGTGTAATTAAATTATGCTTTTTATCTAACTGCCATAACCTTAATAAATCATTGTAACGAACTGTTGCTCTTACTGGTGCTGGTGCTCCTTTAAGGATTTCAGTAAACATTTCTCCTGCTCTAGTATTTTTACCTGAATATTTTTCTAGTTTTTTTATAGCTGAAGGATTACCTAGCTTAGCAAGAGGAATTGAACCGTCAAGTATTGATTTTTTAAATACCTTAATTTGCTCTAAAACACTTTCCTTCTGTTCACCTTTTAATACTTGTTGAAGTATATCATTAAAAAATGCTCCTAAAATAGGTGGAAAGTTAGCTTTCATAAACTCTAAACCTTTGATATCTAGTTGCTCGTTTTCAATACCTTCCTGCTTTGTAATCCATTGTGCATAACGTCTTGTTGCTCTAAAATAAGCTGAACGAATAACACATTCTGTTTTCATTTCAAGTCTATGTTCAGTAACATTAAAAGCTTCACGTGCTAATCTATCATAATCCTCATTGATTACATCTTGATACTTTAATGCTATCTTTTCTAGGATATCATCTTTTTCTTTATCAGTAAGCTCTTCAAAATTAGGATATAACTTAAGAAGTAAGGGTTCAGCATTAAAATAATTAGAATCCGTGTCTACATAAGCACAATAATTTTCATCGTCTGCGTCACAAATCCACCATGGTGTTTCTTCTAAATGCTTCATATTGATTTTGATATTAATTGTTTAAATTTTGTAGTAGACCATCCGTGATCTCTGTTAAGATAATGTATTTTAATTGGTAAATTATCTCCAGTAAAGGGTTTTCCAATATAGTCGTCTCCTAAAAACCTAACATTAAATTCACCGTGTTTTAATAAGCTAAGTAAGGATGCCTCAAAACCATAAACAAAAACACCATCAACTGATCTAAGCTCCATTAACATTTCTGTGCGTTCATCTACTGATAGAATAGGGGTTGCTTTATTAGGTCGTTCAATAGAAGGATCCTTATGTAGCATTACAATTAGAGCATCACATTTTTCTTTACATTGTTTAAACATTTTAATGTAACCTGGATGTAATACATCAAAATTACCAGCAATAACTCCTTTTACCATTAATATTCTTTATATGATTTTTCTTCTACTAATCCTGATGATGTTAAAATATTAATTAATTTTTTAACTTCACATCTCTTATCATTGGTAATATACACAGAACGAGCCAATTCTACAAATTCTTTATCAAATCTCTTTTCACGTTCACAATCTCTAATCCAGTCTTCTATATCCCAAAGTTCACCATTAATCTTAGCTAATTCAAGGTAGTGATTTTGCAGTTGACTACCATTATCCTCAAATAATTTTACAACTAAAGGATTAAGAGTATCAAATTCAGTCATAATATTAACTAATTTTTCCTCATCTTCAATTTTTAATATTTTTAGTTCTAAAATTGAAATTTTATCTAATAATTCTCCGTTTGATACTTCTACTTTCATATTTTTATTTTTAAAATGTTCTTTCACCAGGTAAGGGTGGTACTTTTACTGGTTTATTTCCGTTTGAATCTAAATCATTTCTTTCGACTAATGATACATTATACTTAATACCAGCAACCTTAAAGCTACCTCCTTGTTTAATCATTTTTCTAAAAAAGTTTTCTTGGATTTCACTCCATTCTTCGCTTCTTGCTATTAATTCTTCTTTAGAAACAGGTTCTCCATTTTCTGTGATTAATTGGTTACTTCTAATTGATTGTTTTTTAAGTGCCATAGTATTATGTAATTTATGCGCATTTTACGCGCGTTTAACGCGCTACCTCTTGGTTTGCGCGGGTTTATATGTCTAATTTAATTAGACCCTTCATAACTTTATTCATGTGTCTATTGGCACATAAAGCTGATTCTTGAATTATTCTGTGTCCTGATAATGTAATTGCTTCACTTAATGTTTGGAAATTCATTCCATACCTAAAGCTTGGTAAAGCTGTCGCACCATAGAGTGAATTCAGCAAAATTTTCATGGTGTACTGCATTAAATGATTATACTCACCTAATTCTTTATCACCTGCTTTATATGCTTTTTTCATACGGGTTTTATAAATAACTCGTTCTTCAAACCATTTTTTAAGAATAGTAGATAATACTGCTTCTTTATCTGTTCTAAACATTGAACCATTTGCAGCTACAGCTAACTTTTGGGATTCAATTATGTTAATTAAATCTCCTACTTCAACATTTGTTTGTTGGCGTTTTCCATTTTCAACTAATAATAATTCTTTAGGGTCTTTATCTTTTAAATCGTTAAGACCCAGTCTATTATTACGTTCATTAGCATCTACAATACGACCCACGAATGTTTCCTTACCTATGTTTATAGACATTATTATAGACGGATACAGTGATGTTAAATCCTCATCAAACATATACTTATACAATCCTGCTTTGGGGCAAAAAAGATATCCTCCGGCATAACTATCTTTCTTTTGTGGGTTTGGTTCTTTAGGTGGAGGAACTATATTTTGTGATAATAAATAAGCTGAAATTGCTCCATCTTGGGAAATACTATTAGCATATACTTCACTATAATTATGTTTACCTTTATGTGATATATTTTTTGTTAATGCTAAATATTGTAATTTTTCATCTAGTTTTTGAAGTATTTCTACATCAACAAAGTTATATTGAATAAATTTATGGATATCTGTTTCAAATAATTGATCTAAATTCCCCTCATATTCAATCTTATTCATACCAACATACTTAGCTCCAATTGCATCTAATTTCCAACTTGGTTCATCTTTCCAACTATATTTTTTATGTAAACGAATATAATCTAAAGATTCGATACCTACAATATCTACATATTGGTTTTGTTTAAAGAAATACTTATTATTTTTCTTAGAAACTACTTTACCAATTGGTGATAAATGATCAGCCCAATCCTTACCTATTGTTCTACACATCCTATAGTATAAATAAGGTATATCAAAGTAATCTGAATTGTATCCTACTAATATATCAGGATCCATTTCTCTTATAGCTTCAACAAATTTAGCTAATAATTCATTTTCAGTAGCACAGGGTATGATTTCCTTGTTTTTATTCTTGCCGGTTTTTGTATGTTTTAGTTGACTTTTTTTATCTAAAATAAGAATAGACCAATAATCTTTTTGTTTATCCCACCAAGCAATAGAAGTAATAGGCATTGGTGCATCTTCAATATATTCTTCAGTTAAGGCACCTCCAATTTCACACTCAATATCAAAAAACACTTCTCTATGTCCTGTAGAAGGTACATCATTAACTCCATATCTTTCAACTAGAAACTTTTGATGAGGTTTCATGTCATGAAAATGGAGATTTGGAGTATTCTTAGAACTATAATCAGGATTTCTTGAAAAAAACCATTTAGATATAGGTTTAAGAGACTCACCATTTAATCCAGTATGTGTTTGTTCTTCTTCTGAACATTCTTGGTATACTGTATTTTTATAGGGTATTATTTGATGTTCCCCATCTTCTTCCCAAAGATGCATCTCAAAATGATTATTATCTATTTTTTTACCTAAATAACATTTTTTGTACATTTATATAACTTTTATTTGTGTAAATATACGAAAGCTCCCTATGGGAGCCTACGTTTATTTAATATTTTTTATCTAACTCTTCTTGAGTAAAAAATTGTCGTAAATCAGGTCTGTAATAGTTAATATTCTTCATTACCTTTCTGTCGCGGGTCCTATATACTACCCAATACTCTCCTACCTTTTCAGAGTGACATGACTCACCTTGTTCTTGAGAGCGGAGGGCGACAGTCTCCATGGCTTCCTTTTCATTGATGCAAGACTTCGACATATTACTTCCTTGTACTTCTTGATACGCTGGCCATATCTTATCCTTAAGACCATGTAACATAGTGGCGTTGCCAGTGGTAACATAAGTAAGATCACACAAAGCATCCAAAACTTCCACGATGTCTCCGTTTTCGCAAGCCTGTCTATATTCTTCGAGTTCCTCAAGTACAAAGTCGTATACGAATTCCCACTCTTTTTTTTCTGGTATTGTTGGTTCATAATTATTTGGTTTTCCGAATGTGTCATTAAAAATTTCTACTTCATTAACAAACGGCACATCCACAGATTTGTTTACTGGGTCGTCAAACCCAAAATTTAGTTGTTTTCCCATTAAGCTATAATCTTAATAATTTTAGTTTTTACTATTTTATCTACGGTAAAATTACTTTCACCCTCAAAGTCTTTATAAACTTTAGCTTCAGCATCCGTTGGTGATACAGCTTCTACTAAATATTTTTCTGTTACCTTTTGGATTTTTCCACTTTCGTGTTCCATTGTTAACTTTACATCTACTTGCCAATAATTCATAATTTATTTATTTTTAATTGTTAGTTCTTCTTTTAAATAATCTTGTATAGGATCTGAATTTTTAGTCTCCCAAGGATATAAAAGCCATTCATCTCCCTCATGTAAAGCCGCCCATAAAGTAGGTTGGAAACATGATGTGTGGTCTTTATAATGTAATACAGCAGTATAAACCCCAGGTGATTTTTCTAAAGTAACACCTGTATCTGCTATATCATCTATAACTAAGGTATTAGGTCCTACAGTATTAGTATAAGGTAAACCTAATTTATGTGATACCAATACTGCGGGAATTAATCCTCCTCGAGCAATACCATGTACTGAGTCTATATTAGGTAAATTAAAAGGTATTTTTTCACATAGGTTGTTAATTAAACCATCAATATCAAGCCAACTTAAAAATATTTTATTATCTGTTTTTAGTGCCATAGTTTATATGTTATGTCCTCCGTTATTAATTTTTAAACTATCAAAAAACTCCTTACGAGCTAAATTGGTATTATCTTTAAATACCCCTGATGCTTTAGTAGTAACCATTGCAGCACCTTGGTGTTTAACACCTCTACAACTTACACAATTGTGGGTTCCTACAATAGTAACAATTACACCCTTATTTCCATCTGTAATTTTATCTACAGCATTATGAATAGCAGATGTTAGTTGTTCTTGTATTGCTCCTCTTCTACCAAATAATTCTACAATCCTATTTAATTTAGATAAACCAATTACTTGACCATCTTCACCTGCAATATAACCAATATGAACTACACCTCCTATTGTTTGGTGGTGGTGTGAACACATTGAAGTTAATGGTATATTACGTTCTATAACAATACCATCATAACCATCTGAGGGAAATGAAGTTATTGGGGACATTTGTGTGTATCTACCTGACCATAAATCGTTTACATATGCTTTTGCTACACGTCGAGGTGTCTCTGATGAATTAGGATCATTTCTCCAATCACATTTTAATGCCGTTAAAAATTTACCATAGGCTTCTTCAGCTTCATCAATCATTGCTAATTTTTGTTCATCATTAAATGGGAATCCTGGGGCTACACCATTTGCGTAACCTGCTTTTACCACTTCTAATTCTTCGTGGATTTTTCTACGTTTGTTCATTTATATAACTTTTTAATTTATCTACTAATACTAATACTTCATCTGGTTCCATTGTTATGGCACAACAGACATTGATGTTCTCTTCTATTTCCTCTAATATACGAAGGGCTTCTTGCTTATCCACTATACTTCGCGTTGATCTTCGAAAGCAATGATATGAGGTCTCCAAGTCATTCTATAACCATTATCTCTAACCCAATCAAATAATACAGGATAAGATTTAAATAATGATTCTCTAGAATCACCCGCAGGCATAAACCATACTTTATCTTGAGGTATATCTAACATTTTAATACAACCTAAAATTTCTTCTAGTGCACCTTCATCTTTACCATCCCAAACTGGTTTTAAATGATAATCAGAATGATAGGATATAGATTTAGAAATAGCATCATAATTAAGCCTAAGTCTATTATGAGTTTTAATCATTTTTTCATCTGTAATAGCACCCTGAGGTGTTTTTACCCCAACAACGGGAACAGAATTAGAAAACTTAGGGCTAATAGATAGCAAATTAATAGGATAGTCAGTGGGGAGGAAATGAGATCCCTCAGTTTCGATAGTAATAAATATATCGTTTTCATGTGCAAAATGTGTTAATTCGTTTACTAAAGC